ACGGCTTGCAACGTAGCATTGGGCATAATTCAAGGCCACTGCATCGGTTTCCATCATCAAATTTTGTTGATTGTATGAATGCAAAAAATACTTGATGGTTGATGCCGCATTACTAGCTGTTTGTACCGTGCCGCCCGTGCGGGTGATGTTGGCTTCGTTGTACACCAATGTGTCATCGGTACGCCATACGGCATTGAAATACGGGATGTGCGTGCCATTGTCGTTGTACACAACGGCCGCGGCTGCTCCCGCGCCTATGGTTGCGGATCGATCCTGAAACGTAAAGAATCCATTTGTGCCAACATAGAGTGCCCCATATTCGCTAGTTTCAACAGTCTGCATTGCCGCCAATGATGTGCGGGCCGTGCCCGGGTCGGCTTGCATTGTGGTCAATCCAGCGTCAACATCACGCATCGATGGAGGCCAACCAATTTGGTCTAAAATTTGATTGATGCGCGTGCCACTTAAATCACCGGCAACGGCTCCCGTCACGGTTGCAATTTGAGCGTTTTGGGCAAGCCTATAGGCATCCACGCATGTGATGGTTGTGATAGCCAATGTCTGTCCATCGGCATTGTTGGGGATGTTGGTCGTGTAGCTGGTGATGTATCCGCTGTAAATGTTGTATGTCGTTGCCCCATAAGTAGCAGACACAACAACCTTGCGCATTGGCGTCAAATATGAATAGTAGGGCCCCAACGGGTTTTGGGGATTAAAATCACCGTTTTCATCAATCAACTTCAATTCAAGCGTGCCAGTTTGGAATTGATCGGCTTGGGCATCCCTGCCGCGTTTGGTTCGAACCGATTGCGTTATGTTTGAAACATCTACAACTAGCCCCGTGGTTGTGTCCAAAATATCCGTGTCCAAAATTCCAGTGTCCAGCACAAACCCAACACCAAATGCGGGGCCTTCGCTGAAATTGATTTTGACGCTAAGTGTTGGCAGGCTCATACGGCAATGTTTCCCGCGTACTGCATTGATGATCCGTAACGGTTATTCTGTTGAACCGCACTTCTAACAATTTCGGTGACGGTTGTTGGGTCAACGACTGTCCCACCTTCTCCAACATGGATTGAATTGTCGATGTACACGTCACCAATCCGAGGAACCCCTGCACCTGTACCCAAAACATCTGTTCCCATGTTTGTTTGATAATTAGGATTGAAACTACTAGCAACAGAACGACCGCCGCCGCTAAAATCGGGATTGACATTTGGGCCCACGCGCGGCGGATTTGTGTCCGTTACATCGCCGGGGCTTAATGGTACAACTGGTACAACTGGCACAACTGGGTTTTTTGGTGGTGTCGTATATTTATCCCACCATCCCGGAACCCTTCCCAATTCTTTCCCTGCACCATCGGCGGCCAATGCCAATTTCTCCAATGCTAACGCCGCTTTTAATTCATTTGCCAATTTGTCGGCTTGGGCTTTGTCCAATGCATCTGTGGCTTTTTGAGCCGTTGATCCCGTTTCGTCCAAGATGGCTATTTGTGCGCGAATCCGTGCCTTAGTTTCCTCATCGGTTGCCTTGAGCAATGCCACTTGCAATCCAATGCGTTCAACATCAAACCGTTTTTTTAATTCATCCAATGCGGCTTGGTCTTTTTTCATTTTGGCATCAAGCAATGTTTGAGCGTTTTTGGCTTTCAATAGTGCCAATTCAGCTGCTTTTTCTTTCGCTAGTTTTGCCGCGTCTGCCTTGCGCTTGGAATCCATTGCTTGATTGGCATATTGCGTGGCGTAAATGCCACCGTATTGTTGCGGCTTCCGTTGAGCATCTAGGGCTTTCACCTTGTCAAATGCATTTTTGAATTTTCTGAATGCGTCTAAATCACCGCTTAAAATTTCAATAAGGGATGGCATTGCCATCAAAATTTGCAATTCGCGTTCAACCCAAATAATCAAATCAAAGGTTTTTCCTGCCAACTTGTCAATGTTTGAAATCGCATCGTCAAGATTTCCAGCCTTTGATGCCTCAGTGAGTGCCTGTACCAAACCTTTTCCAATAACTTCTTTGGCATTATTTGCCGCAATAGTCAATTGATCCAATTGCCCTGAATAAGTATTTGCCGCCAATTCCGCTTGACCCATTGAAACTTTGCTAATTTGCGTCAAAATTTGTTCAAATGAAAATGCCGCCAATTCCGCTTTGGTCAATCCCGTTTGGTACTTAATCAATCCGCGGGTTTGTCCTACAAATGCCTTCCCAATATCGGCCGATGTTGTCGCTAAATCTTGTCCCGACATGGCCGCCAAATCAAGAGAGGTTTTCAATAATTTTTGGGCCAATTGATAATCGCCTGTAACCGTGGTTAATTTCTGAAATGCGGGCCTCAACTTGTCATCGACAACGGCAAATTGTGATTCCATGTCATCTATAAATGTTTTAATTTGAGGATTGGCAAATGCCATTCCTAAATTCTCCATAGTTTTTGCCAGTACTTGTGCGGCTTTGTCATCCTCTACAAATGCTTTGAGTGATGCTTCACCAAATGCGATTACTTTTCGAACGGCAAAAACACTTGCAAATGATTTGCCTAATTTGTTGACGGTTTTGTCAAACGCACTGATTTGTTTTGATCCCTTGGTTAGGGCTTTACCGTTCCATGTACTGATTGCGCTAACAAATAAATTTGGCATTTATGCCGCCAATGCATAAGTGTTGCCAGATGCGTTAAAAATCTTGACGGCCTTATCAATGGCCTTGCGCACTGCGTCCGTTGTGTGTCCATGGTCTTGCTCCCATGCCTTAAATATCAAACGGCCGCGTTGCTTGTCTTTACCCCATAGCCCACCCATTGCGCCAATGAATAATTGACCCGCTTGTGGGTTGTTTGACTTGCCTTGACCGCCCGGTGTTTTGCGCCCTGCCGTTTCCAAAATTGCACCAGCTGCGGAATAATTGGCTACATAGTATTTGGATTGAAAACCTGATGGCATGCGTTTGGTTTTGCCCTGCCTGTACACAATACCCGCACGGACTTCGGCGGTGTCAAACAATGGAAATTTGCGAACACGGCCCGTTGTGTTGAATGTTGGTTGACTTTGAACCTTGCCGCGTTTTTCCCATCCTGCCAAATACGTTGGAAAACCATCGGGAACATCGCGCCTCGCCTTGTCCCTGATAGCCTCCATCGATGTGCGGATTTCAAGGTTCATTGATTTGGTCAAATCCTTGTCAAACTTTCGCATTGCTTTGAGTGTACTTTCAACGCCTGTGACGTTTACTGGCATTGGCCCTCTCCTTTGCTCGATCGTTTAACACTTGCAAAACTGCCTTAAACATACGTTCATCCATTGCCAATACTTGATCGGGACTGATGTGCATTTCCAACGCTAGTGAGGCCACTAGGTAGGTAAATGAGCCCCGGTCTATTTTTTTCCGGGCTCGTCATCCATTACTTCAACGGAGATGAGAGTACCCAACCAATCATCACCGAACGGAGGAATTACCTCAACCCGTGACAATGCATTGTGTGCCAACCAATAAATGTCCGATTGTTTTTCCTCGTCCCTGAATTGCTTATGTATTCCCTTGCCGGTGTACTTCTCAAACGCAACTTCAACCACGGGGGTGATTTGTACAATCGTTTCCCCGGAGGCCCTAGTGATTTTCATGCGTGCCATTATTTGCTCCCTTAGATTAGAACGGTGTCACATAGGATTGTGTCACCGCTGTGTTGACTGTGAACGACAAACTAGAAGCGGCCTCATCGGATACGCCTCCACTTCCAACTGGGGTCAAATTATTGACCAAAATTGAAAATGCAAATGTCGGGTTTGTAACTGAAACGGTTGGTTTGACCGCGATCATCGAACATGCCACGGTTGTTCCAAACGCACTGTTTAATGTTTGCATAACCGATGACGCGGCCCAATCGTCAAAAAAATCAACCGTTAATGTTGCGGCTTCAAGGCCTTTGGCAAAAACGTGTGATGAAACACCCATGCCTGTGATTTCATTTTCATCGACTGTTTGGGTCAATGTCACTGCACTGACCAACGATGAAATGTCCACACTGTTGATTTTGAGGCCAACGTTATTGTTTAAGTAAATTGCCACAATTACCCCTTAATATGCAACGGATGGGGATACGGTCACGGTTGTGTTGACTGTGAATGACAAACTCGATGAGGCTTCATCACTGACCCCACCTGATCCAACTGGGGTGAGGTTGTTCACCAAAATTGAAAATTGATAAGTTGGATTCGCCGCGCTGACTGTTGTGCCTTTGATAGTAATCATTGACACCGCAATGGTTGCACCAAATGCCGCGTTTAATGTCTGCATAACTTGCGAGGCCGCCCAGTCATTGAAAAAATCAATTGTGAGCGTAGCCGACTGCAATCCAGCGGCAAATTTATGCGCCGAATCGCCCATGCTCGTAACTTCAATTTCATCAACTGTTTGCGTCAATGTCACTGCACTGACCAACGTTGAAATGTCGATGCTTGGGACTGTTGGTGCGGCCGCTGTTGCCAGTTTTACACCAACGTTGTTGTTCAAATATACTGCCATTGTTATTCCTCGTTTTCTGTTGTTGTTGGTGTTTCCTTTTCAACTTTTGTTTTTTCAGCTGGAGCCTCAACTTGACCAACTTTAATAAGCCAAGCCAATTTCTCTGCATCCGTTTCATTTTTCATTTTATGTCCATTCCGTTAGCACTGTGATTTTGAAATCCGATGTGAGCATGGGCCCGCTTGGGGCTTCCAAGGTTGCCGGGGCTGATGCTCCATTGATGTTATACACCAATGATGATGCAGCTAGTTTGTTGAACACTGCAACAATCGTTGTTTCAATGCCGTTCAAATTTCCTTGGTTGTCTAGGTAGGGCACAGTCATCAGCACGCGAAAATTGGCCTTGCACGCAATTGATGCCTGTGAATTATTTGATGGCTCCAAATATGGGTCATCGGGCACAACTATCACCGAATTGGCAAGAATTACCGGCGGCGGGAATGAGAATGTGCTCCACACACCGGCATTGGCTAGGGCCGCCGCTATCGTTGTGCGTAATGTTGTTAGTGCCGTCGCGGTCATCGATCATCCAATCATTGCCGCGGGCGATAGGTACGGGGCAAGCAATCCGCGCACTGATGCCATCAATGTGTTTGACATGCGAAAATTTGATGCACCGTATCCGTCCACACCCATTGCGCCGTTTTGTACGGCTTGACGGGATTGCCAAATGTTTGTTGCCAACATAAGTGAGGCTGAACGGATTGCGGCGGTTGTTGCATACGATGCCGTTTTATCATCGGGACCAGTCATCAGGCCATAAGGTTGAACCAAATGCATTGCCGCATCAGCTGCAACATTTGCAAATTGGATGTATTG